ATTTGTTTGCCAGATTGGGTTGGGACTTATTCTGGAGCAGGTTATTTACCTTCAATAACTCGACAGACAGCGGCGGGTTATCCGTTGAACCACTTGCAGCCTTCTAATGCAGTTACCCGCCCCACTGATGAAGAATTGGCTGCTTGTGGTTTAACGGATAGGCCGTTGCCATCTGTTGAGGCGTTTGAAGCGTTGAATGATTTGCTTGACAGGATACGTTCTGGTCAAGAGTATGAGGCCGCCTGTGTTGTTTCGGTTAAGGAAGAACCCAGGTTGGCCTCGAAGGTTGCTGAAGGCAACTCGAGATTGTTTGCAGGAGCTCCTGTTCATGAGTTTCTGCTGCAGAGGCGCTTTTTCATGGGCGTTCTTGCTACTTATCTCAAGAGAAATATTGCAGTTAATTCTGCTTTAGGTCTTGATCCTTCAGACTTTGCTAAGTTGCATGATTACTTGTTGGGAGATTTTAAAGATCCTTGGATTTTGACGGCTGATTACAGTAAGATGGATCAGTGTTTTAATCCAATGTTCTTGAGTCTTGTTAATAGAGTGATACGTTCTATTGCGCTTGGTAGGCCTGTTGGGGATGAGGTAGTTAGTGATGATGACTATGTTAGAAGTGTTCTTTTGCGTCGGTTGGCTTTCAATAGGTTGATGATTGGTAATGAAGTTATCGAACCTAAGGCTGGCCATCCGAGTGGAAGTTGTCTGACTACCGTGTTTAATATTGTTGCTGACCAAATTATCTTTACCTATGCTTTTTGGGAGATGATGGGTGGCAACCTTGAAGACATTGATAGTCGGATGAGGTGTGTGTTCCTTGGAGATGATTCCATCGTTTGTTGTGAACGAGGGAATCAGCTTGACCTAAACATTTTGCAGAAGTGTGCGAATGATTGTGGATTTACCTTGACGGGAGCTGATAAAACAGCTCCTTTGTCATGGGTGAGGCCATATCGAGGTGAGACCAATCGGTCTGAATATAATTTCTTGGGACGTTTCTTTACTCATACTGATGGTGTTTTGGACATTGATCGTTTGTCAAAGATGCTTCAGTTTTCTGAGGAAAGGAGGTTTATTGAGATTATACCTCAGGCTATATTGTCTCACCGACAAGAAGTCGCGCGCTATTATGCAACCGGTCAATTTGATTGGTGTGCAAGGGTTAAGCCGCAGTTAGAGTTTTTTGGTTTTCAGAGTGTTGATGAGTATATATCCTTATCGGTTCCTGATCTTCAGCAACACGTTTTAAGCGTTCTTCAGAGAGACCCGAGTAAGATGAAAATTGAGGTTCCTGTTTACAATCGACCTAAAAAGAAGGTTGTTTACATTCCTCAAGGCCCTGGTGACGGGGAACCATCTGAAACTGTTGATCTGGGAGACGTTGAATTTGTTGCTAGTATGGGAGGTAATAGCATGGCAAATGATTGTTTGCAGGCCGATTATCTTAAAGATCATATGGATAGTGAAAATTTCGCTCCGGAAATCTTCTCTCGTGCAATCTCGGTTACTCATGGATCTACCGGTACTGGTTCTGATGTTATGTTAGTCCAGTTGACGGCGGCTTCTAGTTTCTTTGCGTTTAACTTTAATGCTCAAGCTAAATTGGCGAATGCTATATACATGCGGTGTCGGTTTATGTGTAAGGTCATTGTGGCTTCTGGTC